TATATACTTCGCTCATCTTTGCGTCTTTTAACTAAACCAGGCAGTTCCCGACCACCGGCTTTAGTCCACATCATAAACGAATTTGCTGCGCCCTCAAAATCACCCCGATTATGTTTCATCCTGATCGTAGACCTTTGTAAATTCCCAAGTCCTACGTTAAAACTAAAGGAAACCAACGCATCAAAGCGAGACTGAGTAAGATAATTAGGGCACAGTCTAAGAATACCCCTCTCAAAACGCTGTAAATCGTCTTTAAGCAGCTTGTCCACTTCATCTGGGGTCAGCACCCTATCCCAACCTTCCGGTATCGCCAGAGCCTTCCTATCCTCGAATTTGACGGATATATGAGACTGGTCTATTACGTGGCCTACGCCGACAGTCCAAAGCAAGGCGGGACAACGGTAAGGTTTTAACTTTATGCCTTCGTGATGCTTAATAACCCTAATGGCTTCAGGGCTTACGTTCATTTCTTACCAAACGCTTGGGTTCCAAACCAAAAAGCCACCACGGAAGACCAGATTAACTGGGTTTCGTCATCCCAGAGTTGATCTAACATTACGGTGAATTCTGCGCCCATCTTCCAGGCGTATACAAACCCAGCGACTTCTACAAAACAAAATAAGATAAACAAACCGTAGGTAATAGCTGGGCGAACCATAGCCCTAGCGTTGACAACCCACTGACTCGCACCTTTACTGATGTCAATGTCGTGCTTGTAAAGAGACTCGCGCTCTTGAACCGCTGTCTGTAGGGCGATCTGGTCAGTCCTGATTTCCTCTACTTTCTGTTGAGACAAGAAGCCTAATTTCATGGCTTCTAACTCTTTCTCCCTCTGAATTTGAGCCAGAGCTAATTCATGCTTCTTATCGGACTTATCCTGGAAGAAATCCAACAGTTTAGGAAGTCCACCGGCTAAGAAAGATGTAAGAGTAGAGATTAAAGTAATCATTTTTTTGCTTTCCTGCGAACAGGTTTAACAGTTGTTTTATTCATACTCGCTTTGATTCCGAGATATAAATAACAATACGCGATTATTGCGATACCTAAGTCTTTAAGAATCCACAAAGGAGCGTCAGCGTCACTAGGAGACACACCTGTATGAATAAACTGGACATTCCTAAAAGCCTGACAAACAAGACCCACAACAGCAACAATTAAACCTACCTTATGCCAAGCAGGATATAGGCGCATCCTCTCAGACAACGCACCACAAAATATAATTACTGCTGTTGTAAGATCAATAAACGTGACTAAGTAAAATAAAGCGGTAGAACTCATTTGCGCGGCCTTTTAACTTTAGCCTTACCTCTGAGTTCATTCGCTACTTGTAAAATGTCTTGGTTTTCTCTTTTGTCGAAGAAGTTTGCGACGAGTGATATAACACCGACAGACAGAACACCGATACAATAACCAATGCCCAAAGCAGTATCCGCTTCATTTATATCTACCCCTAGTTGCTTGGCTACCACACCACCTAAAGCAAACGCAGCAGCCACAGCAATGCCACCGATGATTGCTCCAGCAGCAAGTTTGCCATGTTGATGAAGTTTCTTAGGTTGCCAAAAAAACGAGATAGATAAACCACCAAAGAATCCTGCGATTCCGGTGAGTGCTTTACCTGCGGATAAACTACTGCCGATTGTTGATATTGGTTCGCCCATGATTATCTCGGTATTAAGTTAACAAGACTAAATGCAGCGGCACTAGCTCCTCTTGAACCAAGAGTACTAGAATAAGAAATCATCGCATCTAAAATTAATCTTTTCTTTAAAGACAATCTTTCATCAGACGGAAGTCTAGATGCCTCTATTTTTCCTAATTGAGCAGTAATAAAATCAGACTGTTCTTTTGTAATCATGTCAAATTTTAATAAAGCAGGGGCAATAGTCTCTTGAAATTTCCTTTGAGATCCAACTACAGGAAGCTCAGAAGCAATTTGTCTAACGGCATCAAAAACAGCGCCCCTAGCAGCTGCTGATTTAGTAATAATTGGAGCAGCAGTATTCCATGCGTTCATGTCTCCACGCTCAATAAGCGTCCTTACATTCTTTAATGGCCCAACAGAGCTATTAAATATTTTATCTGCCGCATCAGCTGCCTCTTTTGTTACAAGTCCTGCTTGTTGTTCAAGTGCAGTTCTTTGCAACTCTCCTCCAGCAACAAGTTTTGTTGCTCTACGCTCCGCTTCTCTTTCTAATTGACTAGGTAATGCAGCTTGCTGCCTAGTCAAAGTATCAATACCTTTATCTAGACTAAGAATAGTTCTCTCTGATTTTTCTAATGCATTACGATACTGAACAACAGAATTTCTTACTTCTGGAACAGCTGATAAAAAATCTCTATTCTTAGTTAAAAAAGCGTTTATTTGTTTTGATGTTGTTAATTGGCTAATTTGGCTTGCTACATAATCTTTAGCGCCAGATAAAGCAAACTCTTTCTCACCAACCAAAGAAATTAATGAATTAAAAGACTTTGGACTTTTAAAGAAATATGAAGGAATAGAAGCCGGATCAGATTTAAGTTGATCCAAATCACCTGGGTCTCTACCAGCAATTTTCTTACCGTATTGCGAATTAAAGACCTCTAATCCTTCTTTTGATAAAGCATAGTTATCAAGCAATTCAGATTGCTTGTCACCGGCATACTTCTTTTGAATATTAGATAGTTTTCCGTAATACTCCCTAGCGGTTGCGGCATCTATTGCAGCATAACCTTCTGGAGCATTACCCCTAAAAACTTCTCCCAATAAACGCCTAGCATCATCTATTGCCTGAAAAGAGATATTTCCCTTTGGAATTGAAATGTTATCTAGTATTCGTTGAAATGAATTAGCAACGTCAGCAGATCGTACCCCAGGTTTTGTATTTTTCTTTAAATCGCTTACTAATGATTGGTACTCAGGTAAAGAGTTAACAAATACGCCAGAAGATTCTTTATCTGCTACCACTTTATCTACAAGAGCCTTTGTTTCATTATATTTATTTGCAGCAGCGGCACGTTCAGCAGTTTGTCTTGCAACAGATATATTTTGAAGATCAGAACCAATTTCTGAAAAATTACGAGGATTTCCAATAGAAGATAATGCTTCTTTGGATTTATCAATAATAATTGTTTTTAAAGATTCTAAATATTGAATGTTGTCTGATTTTGCTTTTACTCCGACACGTGCTTTATTAATAGCATCATTTATCTCAGCTTGAGCCGCCTCATTAGCGCCATTCAATACGTTTAAAGATTCTTCATATAACTTATTAGCTTTAAATGCAGCTTCTTCTTTTATCTTATCTGCACCTCTTGTTAAAACAGGAGCGATTTCTTCCATTGCCTCACCTGGCTTTCTGCTTCCCATAAGTTCAGCAGTAAGAGAGGCAAAGTATGCCCTTTGTTCGTCTGTTAATGGTTTTCCAACTCTTTGTTCAACTTCTCTGGAGGCGGCTTCTATGGCAGGAGCAATTTGATCTGCGCGGACTCCACCTGTAATACCTTTTGCACCAATAAGCAATTTTGCACTTCTTCCTAATGCAACATATGCAAGCCTTGCAAACTCAGGTGTAATACCACCAGCAATAAACCTAGCCGCTTCAGCGGCTGCTTGACCAGTACCAAGTCCTTCAGCAGTTTTACCGGCCATTTCCGAAGCTACACCGCCAATAAATCCAGAAATAGCTCTTCCAGTGGCAGGAACATTACCAGCAAGTTCCCCAGCATATGTAAATCCAGCCCCAGAAACTCGCGCGGCTGGGGATGGCATTGATGATAAAAATCCTCCAAAACCTTTTAATAGGTAAGGCGCAGCAACTCCACCAGCAGCGCTCAAAACACCTGCTCCAGCAACATCAGCGGCAAACTTTTCAAGCGGAACTTCTCGTTGAGGGGTTGGTTGCTTTTGAATACCTGTTACTGCACCACCCTCCGTAGAGGCAAATAACTCTTTCGCCCTTGCAATTACTTCTTCGTCACTGGCTCCAGCAGGGCCAACTATTACTCTAATTTTTCCGCTTGGATCTTCAACTTCATAATCTTGCTCGGCCATATATATGCCCCTTATTATCTACGAACGCGCCAAGTTCCAATAGCACCAGTATCTTGTTGTTTTGCTGCATAAGATTTAAGTTCTGGATATTCAAATAATGATTTTGCACCTTCGCCTGTCATCCATGCGTTTTCAGCGCCATCGTAAGTTTTATTTTTGCTCCACCAATCATCCCAAAAGTTACGTTGTTTTATATCTCGTTTCAATTGCGCCTTAGCAACATTAATAATAAATTTATTAGCTTCCGGTGTGTTTCCAAGTTGCGCTCCAGTTGCAGTTATCCTTTGAGCATCAGCTTCAGTCTGAGGGCCTTTTTGTTCAAGTTGTTTCTGTAAAACAGCGGCCTGAGAAGCGGAATAAAAAGTTTGAGCATTAGTGGCAAATTTTGCGGCATCTTGAACACCTAATGAAGCAAGAACAGATGCTGCTGCTTTTTGCGCCGGTGCGCCAAATCCTGTTTTAAATCCTTCATCAAGGATACGTTCTTGTATTTCCAATGAAGGTAAAGATTTAACAGCAAGACCAGCTGCTGATGAAACATTTTCATATTGTTTTACTAACATTTCACCGCGTTTTGTTTGCTCCGATCTTTCTTGTGGAGGAAGATTAACGCTTACAGATGCTCTAGGTTCTCTAGTCTTAAGGATGTTAATCCTTTCTTGCACATCTTCGTATCTTTGTTTATTTCTTACAGGGTCTAATGCGTCTCGTTCATCCAATAGTTTTTGAAACTCAGTTCTTGATTCTGCTTTTTCAGGTTTTTCTAAAGCCGATAACTGTGCTGTAATTCCAGCAATGGCCTCAGACTTGCCTTCTGTTTCTTCTGGCAAAGCCTTAAATTTTTCTAAGTTTTGTTTAAGTGCTGAAATATATTGAGCCTCTTGAATACTTGTTGGAGTTTGTTGAGTGCGCTCACGCGTTGCAGAAGCAACTCTTTGCGCTACTAACGACTGAGATTCCAATGCCTTTCTTTGCAAATCACCCAATGCCATTGCCAAACGCGGAATTCCCATTTCTGAGGCGACTTTTGATGCTTGAGCAATAGATTCAGGATTATTCATGTCAACATTTTTAAGAATCTGCTGCTGTTGTGCAATCATCCTTAACTGAGGGTCTTCAGCACCTAACAAAGTGCCAATCCCGCGACCAAGACCCATGCCAGCGGAATAGAATCCAGCAGACGCTTGTTGTAATGGACTGAGTTGAGCAAATTGCATTGCTGCCTTCTGATCTTCTTCAGCCTGAGAACGCTGATACATCTCAGGAGTAAGACCGAATAAACCGCTTATGATTGAGTCTTGTGCCATGATTAGTTCTCCAATCCGCCAATGGCGAGAGGATTGTAACTTCCACCAGAAAAGTCACTTACATAAGGATTTCCAGGCATATCAGGTAAGTATGAATATGGATCAAAACTTCCTATAGTAGGAGCCGCACCTGTAGAACCTCCACCAAACCCACCATACCCACTCGCAGTCCTACCTAAACCTTGAAGGAAACCACCCATCGGGCTTAACTCTTGCGCTTTTTGAAGTGTTTGTGCTGCACTTATTCCTCCGAGCGCAAGTGCTTGTGCGGCTTTTGGATCAAGCGCAATTCTATTTCCTAGATTCACGCCCATAGTAAATGGTTCCATACCAAGAGCCTCAATCTGTCCAGCAGTGCCAAGACCAGTCGTAAACGGAGCATAAGCACCAGTCAGGCCTTGACCATAACCACCTAACAGACCAGCACCGGTTCCAAACAGTCCAGCACCAAACGCAGTCTGTTGCTGACCGGCTTGCATGGCTTGAGCCGCCAACTGAGCGTCTTGTTGGGCTAAAGCGTTATAGTAGGCTTCCATCTCAGGAGAGGCCGCACCAAGACCGGCAGCGCCGCTAGGACGGGCAGAAGTACCGCCTACAGCTAATCCACCCCGACCAGTCTGGAATAAACGGTTTTGCAGTTGAGCAAATTGGCGCTCTCTGGAAGGCGCTAAAAGCTCTTGTTGCTGTGCAATATACCGTTGGGCTGCTTGTTCAGGAGACTCTGCGAGATACTGTTGGCCTAATCCAAACAGTCCAGTAGCGGCTGTTTGTAAGGGGGCGTAAAGACCAGGGGCTTGTTCAGCAAATCCAAGACCCTGACCCGTAAGAGCCATAATCCTATCTTGATAGGCTTTAAGCTCAGGAGAGACTGTATATCCAGCAGAGGATACTCGCCCAGTCGTAGGATCGTACCCAAATTGAGATTGACCGAACCTAGTCGTAATACCGATAGGTCGGAATCGAGCTTCTTCAGCGGCAATCCTTGCGGCTTCAGTTTGAGCAGCAGCAGAAGTAGCGGCTGCATCCCTAGCGGCAGATGCTTGCTCTTTTGCTCCCATAAACCCCAAAACGGGGCCGACAATATCACCCATAATTTTCTCTCCAGAGATACAGCTTTCTAGTTATTCCATCTAAACATTTGTGATTCTCAACTACCTCAAAACCTGTAATCAAAGACCATTTGTACATCTTTTCATCGTCTATAAACGGCATTGCGTATATATCTTGTTTCTGTTTTCCAGCCCAATCATTCCAATCTTTAACAAACTCTTTCTTTATCTTTTTTGTCCATTTAAATACATCCATGTGGACAAATAACAAACCATTTACGTCTTCTGTGTAGATAATGTAATCATCAGTTTTAATTACAGGTATCTTCAAGCAGTCCGTTTCCACATATAAACAGTAATGTATGGTTGATAATTAGCATTTGTGCCACTTGAACCAGTTGTACTATTTGAAACAGTAATTCCTGTGACAGCAGTAGATGTTGTCGTACTAGTAGAAGCAGTAGTAGAGTTAAAATCTGGCCCTGATGTGCTTCCATATACAAAGGCATCACGACCTACATCTAAATAAGCATGAGAATGAGATGGGTCTGTAACAGTTGCGGTGTGAGTGTGGCTGACAATGATTGCATCAGCACTACCGCCCGTTTCTTCAGCAGCGTCAAACAACGCATTGGTTGAGTCAAAACCAACGGGTACGCGACCAGCGCCAAAGGCCGTCCAGGTGCCAAATCCAAATAAAGTTGCGGGGTTTGTTGCGTTAGTAGCGTTTGTATAAATAGAACCAACAGGATACAAGGCTTGCAAAGCTGCCTGAACGAAAGCAGTTGTAGCTAAAGAAGTATCGTTATCACCGTAAGACTGAGTAACACCAACAGCACCAGAAGGAAGCGTTACGGTTCCGGTAAACGTAGGGCTCGCCGTGTCTGCTTTTGTAGATATAGCAGTAGCAATGTTATTGAATTCTGTGTCAATCTCAGTACCTTTGACGATCTTATTAACATCGCCAGCAGATAGAGAATCTTTTGTTGCAAAATTCGTGCTTTTTACATAATTTGACATGATTGTTCCTAGCTAAGTTTTCCGTTCTTGGCCTGAATCTCGATTTTCTGAATACTCAATGCAGCGCCGTTAATGTCTGACTCGTAACCTGTTTGAACTAATTTACCTGTTCCAGTACCAGATACGGTTAATGTCTGAATAAGTTGTCCATCACTGTAATACGCAACAGGTGATCCATTTGCACCATATTCAGCAATACCATATTCATAAATGCCTTGAATGGGAATTTGTGCGTTATCTGATAAGTAATTACTACTTAAATCAAATGCCCACTTAAAAGTGACGTATTGATTAGTTCCACCAATAACAACAATGGAGATTCTTTTAAGTACAGATGTTTGAGATACGTTACCTAAATCTGCGTAGTTGGTGTAATACTGCATCCTGTATGAAGAACCGTCATCTTGGTATCCGGTGTATTTCATTACATAACCAGTTTTACCTAATAACAGATCGCCATTTGCTTTGGAGTAAAGAGCTTTAGGGTCGATAGAGTTCCAAACAGTAACCCTGGAGGAACCGTCTTGTAACTGACCTCTAGTATCAAAACAATAAATTTGTTTTACAGAAGGTAAAGTAATCAGATAAAAAGCGTTTCTCTCAGAGAATACAGACTTAATCTTTGTTAAATCTTCACCTGAGACGATATTCATCAAGTCATTTCGTACATTCTTGGAAAGATCGCGGAATGGAAGTGACTTCTCTTGAATGGTTCTAAGTAAAGAACGAACTCCAGTGTTTGATAAAAACAACACATCAGTACCAATAGACTTAACGCTGTCTCTAGCGATACATCCTGTACCTATGATTGCGTCATCAATAACCAAGTCAGCAGGTGTCGTTGCGTTTTTATAGACAAGAATCTGATTCTTGCCAAAGATAAACAAGTATCCGTTATGAGATGCAAGAGCTTGGATTTCATCAACACCCTCACCCCAAACCCTAGATACATCAAGACTTCCTGCGGTTCCGGTATCCCAAATGTGTCC